TAAAATCAAAACACTATTAACTGCAATATACACTGACGATTTAAAAAATTGTAAGTTTTTTACACTTAATAAAACAAAAAATCCAGAAATGGTTATTTCCTAATATTTATTTATTAAAAATAGATTATGAAAATTTTAGGACCGAATGATAGTGGTAAAGGAATACTTGTAGAATGGGATGCTGGATTCATCAATCCAAATGATGAGAGAAATACCGATATAATAAAAGAATCTTACGGACAGTTAGAACACTCAAAACCTTTTGTGTTCTATGCGACATTACAAAAACACGGAGTACCTAACAGAAACGGTAGGGTTTATCCTGAAAACATATTAAGAAGAGAGGCTGATAAGTATAAAGAACTTATTAATAAAGGGATGTCGATTTCTGAATTAAACCATCCTGAGTCTTCATTAATTGACTTAGATAGAGTATCACATCTTATTACTGACATATGGTGGGAAAACAATGTTTTAATGGGTAAGATTAAATTATTAACCACTCCAGGTTTTCACGAAAGAGGTATAGTGTCATCCAAAGGAGATGTTGCAGCAAACATGATGAGACAGGGTGTTACTATGGGTGTATCTTCTCGTGGTGTTGGTTCTTTGGTAAAAAAAGGTGAGCAAAATGAAGTACAGGATGATTTTGAATTAATTTGTTTTGATCTTGTTTCTTCACCGTCAACGCCAGGAGCTTACCTTTACTTAAACAAGGAAGACCGACCAAAGTATGAAGAAAAACTTGCCGAACATGATAAAAGTAATTTTTCAGGTAGTGGTTTAGAGAAATCTGTTGACTTAATGAAAAGATTGACCGATTATTTAAAATAAAAAAACACATTATGGAAGAAAAATATTTTATTGCAAAAATTACAACAGACATGCCTGATGAGAACACAGGAAAGATTAAAAAAATTAGAGAAGAAAAATTAGTAAAAGGATATTCACCAACTGATGTTGAGGCAAAAGTTACTAAAGTATATGAATCATATACAATGGATTGGAGAATTACGGCAATAGTTGAATCAAAAATTGATGAAGTTATTGAATAATTATTAATTATTACTACAAAAATTTAAGGGACGCCAACAGGTGTCCCTTTTTATTTATATCTATTTTTTTTTATCTGAAAACCTTAATATAATGATTTTTTTATAATAAGGATATATTTATCTGTAAAATAAACGCGTAACGCATTGCTTAAAATAATGAGTACAGAAAAAACAGGATCGATAGTTGAACAAACCTTATTACAAATTAAGGCTGTTGAAAATGCTATCAGTGAAAATGCAAAAGGAATACTTGCTTCTACAATGAAACAAGAAATCAGCGAATTAGTTAGAGAGTCTTTAGTAGATTCAAAACAAACAAAAAAACCCCTAAACGAACAAGAAGAGCCTGAAATGGAAGAACCTGTAGTTGCGACTGCAGATGACGAAGAAGAAGAGGCTGTAATTGATGTTGAAGACGAGGGGGGAGAACCTGAATCAGAATATGTCTTTGGTATGGATTCCGAAGATGGTGAAGAAGAAGGTGATAATGAAATGGAAATGCCTCCACTTGACATGACTTCGGCATCACCTGACGAAGTTTTGAAAGTTTTCAAAGCTATGGGTGATGAAGATGGAATTATAGTTAAGAAGGATGATGATTATATTCACTTGATCGATGATGAAGATGAGTATTTGATTCAAACTGGAGACATGGACGATAATACAGAAGAACCAATGTTGGATTTAGAAGAAAGTGTTATCTACGAAATTGAAATGGAAGAAGGTGATTATCACATGGAAGAACAAGAATTTGAAGAAGGTGATTATCACATGGAAGAACAAGAATTTGAAGAAGGTGATTATCACATGGAAGAAATGTACATGGAAGAAGGAGACTATATGGTTGACTTGGATAATGTACAATTCGGACAAGATGATTTTTCAAATGTTGAAGAAGAATCCATTTATGAAATCGATGAAGAAGATCTTCACTCAGTAGTAGAAGCATTTAAAGCAGTAGGAATGGGAATGGGTAAAGTAGGAACAGGAATGGCTAAAACTTCAGTTAATAACAAAGGGTTCAAAGAAGACCAACCACAAGGCACAAAAGGTGTTGGAATGGGTAAAGCAAGTAAATTTAAATATCCTAAAATTAAACATGGAGTTACTGAAACCGAAACTGAAGAGGCATTCGAAGGTTGGGATATGGAAGAAGATGTTGATTTGGTAGATATTGAAGCTACTGGAGGTATGATGGAACCTGAAACAACTGAAGCGTCAAGAACTATGACATATAGAAGAAGAGCTGAAAGAGACAGAGTGGCAGCACCAAGTCAGTTAAGAAAAGAATCTGTAGAAAGAGAACTTGATTTAATTAAAGAGAAAAACGAAGAATACAAAAAAGCTTTGAATTTCTTTAGATCTAAGTTAAATGAAGTTGCAGTATTCAATTCAAACTTGGCATATGCTACAAGATTGTTCACTGAACATTCCACTACAAAACAAGAAAAAATAAATATTCTAAGAAGATTTGATAATGTAGAATCTATCAAGGAATCTAAAACACTTTACAAGTCAATTAAAAATGAATTAGATGGTAAAGGTGGTGAGATGGTAACTGAGTCAGTTCAGACAAAAGTTAATAGAACACCAGCTAACGGATCATCAACAAACTTAATTGAAAGTAAAACTTATGAGAATCCTCAATTCATGAGAATGAGAGATTTGATGTCAAAAATTAAATAAATAAATAAACTCTAAATTAAAAAAAAATAAAATGGGAGCATTATTAGAATCAGGTCTTGTTGGTAACATCGGGTTGAAACACCTTAAAGTTATCAAAGAAGATACAATTAACAAATGGGATAAATTAGGATTCCTAGATGGTCTTAAAGGACACATTAAAGAGAACATGGCTCAATTATATGAGAACCAAGCATCTCACCTTATTAACGAAGCGGCTTCAACTGATAGCTCAGGTTCATTCGAAACTGTAGTTTTCCCTATCGTAAGACGCGTATTCTCTAAATTGTTAGCTAATGATTTAGTATCTGTACAAGCAATGAACTTACCTATCGGTAAATTGTTCTACTTTGTACCTAAAATCCAAGGTTACCAAGCGGCAGCTAATAACCAAATACAACACTTTCCACCACTTGGTTCACCCGCTACTTTAGTAGGTGATGCTACTGCAACTCAAGGACAAGGTTACGGATCAACTAGTACATACGGTGGTACTAACTTGTATGACTTATTCTATGAAGGAAATGAGCCAGGATTAGATCCTGCAGGTTTATTTGACTATTCAAAAGGAGCTTATACGGCAATTACTTCAAGTGCTGTTGGCACTGTAGTTTGGAATGGTTACAATTTAGTGTCTTCTGGTTATTCAGCAGGTGAGTACAGAAAAGTATTAATCGGTTTATCAGGTTTCTCTAATGCGGGTGCTGGTAAATTAATTGGACCTGATGGTCAGGAAATGGATAATGAAGCATTCTTATCTGACTTACAAGTAAATGCTGTACAAGCGGGTGTTAATGGTTTCTCAGGTTTAGGTACTAGTGATATTCTTTTCAGAGTTGTTACTCAAAAATATGGTAAAGGTATTGTACAATATGGTACACAAGCAAATACAACTTGGTCATCTACAGGTAACGGAGGTTCTTATGATAACCTTTGTTCACAAGATGGTATCATCTATTTAGAGTTGGATCTACAAGTTCCTGCAACTATCGGTACAGGTTCAATTGACGGATATTCAGGGTTCACTTTACCAATTACTGGTCTTGCCACTGCAGGAGCTGCGTTTACATGTACATTCAGAAGATACAAAGAATTGGAATTCGAAGATGAGATCGGTGAAGTATCTTTTGACCTTGAGTCAGTTACTGTATCTGTTACAGAAAGAAAACTAAGAGCACAATGGTCTCCTGAATTAGCTCAAGACGTTGCGGCATTCCACAACATCGATGCTGAAGCTGAATTGACAGCGTTGTTGTCAGAACAAGTAGCAGCTGAGATTGACCGTGAAATTTTACGTGACTTGAGAAAAGGAGCAGCATGGCAATTACGTTGGGATTACAATGGATGGAGAAGACTTTCTCAAGTAACATCTTACACTCAAAAAGATTGGAACCAAACTTTGATTACAGCAATTAACCAATTGTCAGCACAAATCCACAAATCTACATTGAGAGGTGGAGCTAACTGGATCGTTGTATCTTCTGAAGTTTCTGCAATCTTTGATGACTTAGAGTACTTCCACATATCTAACGCAGCACCAGATCAAGATCAGTACAACATGGGTATTGAAAGAGTTGGTACATTATCAGGTCGTTACCAAGTTTACCGTGACCCTTACTTCCCACCAAACCAAGTTTTGATTGGACACAAAGGAACATCATTGTTAGACACAGGATACATCTACGCACCGTATGTACCGTTACAATTGACACCTACAATGTATAACCCGTTCAACTTTACTCCAATCAAAGGAATAATGACGAGATACGCAAAAAAGATGGTCAACAACCGTTTTTATGGACGTATTACTGTTGATGGTGTTAGATCATTCGATTTAAGAGAATTGAGATAATCAAAACCTCAATAAATAACCCTCAAAGGAGACAAGAAATTGTCTCCTTTTTTTATTTTTCTTCAGGTTCTTTTAATAGTACTCTTATTGATTTGGAT